CCCCACATGATACCGGTCCCCTTGGCATAGCACTCATCAAGGAGTACGAAGGCTTCAGCCGCATACCCTACAAATGCCCCGGGGGGGTGTGGACTATAGGGTATGGCTCTACTACTGATGCTAATGGCAAGCCCGTGACGTGTAACGCCCCCGACCTCTCTGAAGAGAATGCGGAGGCAATGCTGATGAGGGATGTGTGGAACGCAGAAGAAGCGGTCAGAGAGTATGTCTCTGTACCGCTTTGTTCTTCTCAGTTTGATGCTTTAGTTTCGTTTACTTACAACGTAGGTCAAGGCAACTTCAAGTTCAGTTCTCTTCTTCGTATATTGAACACTGGTAACTACAACCTCGCTTCCCTTGAATTTACCAAATGGAAGTACGCAGGTGGCAAAGTACTCGCCGGTCTGGAGAGGCGTAGGAAAGCTGAGTGCAGTCTTTTTAGGCTCGGACCATTGTCGTCCTTGGGCGAATGATTCTTTGTCTTTCTTCAATACGTTTGTCACATGCCGCAGCCACCTCCAACGTGTTGACCTCCTTGAAATTCTTTGTCTCCATGTCGAGGCCATAGTTATCCTCCATTATAATGTAGTGATCAATAGCAGATTGATCTACATTGTCATTGCATATGAACAGGCGAAACTGGCGATGAGCAAGTAGAGACATGCTAACACAGAAAGTATCTAGAAACGAGTCAACATCACTCGCCTTCTGAAATGTCTTGATCATCCCCAGCTTCGCCTTCGGGTCGCACATCCCGTTCTTGTATATGTATACTTTCATCTAATTTAAACCCTTTATGTATACTCTTCAACGTATCGTTAAGTAACTCCTCAACCCACCTAGCAGCGTCTACTGTAGCCTGTAAGTGGTCCCACTCAGGGTAATGTTCTACCAGCGTTTCCTTGAGACTACCAATGGCAACTCCTTTCCGTTCTAGAATTAGGTTGCCACGCTGATCCATCAATAGTGAGAGGGAGGTTATAATGGCCTCCCTTTTATTATGCGCCACATGTACCTCCGCGACCTGTTATATCACATACATCAGCTACCTCGACATGCTCCTCAAACTCTTCCCCGAGTTTCTTAACAGCATCCTTGTAATCCACACTAACAAGAGGCTGCCCACCACGGCTACCATCAGGGTAGCACGTAAAGCCACGCAGACGGTGAGCATAGCTAGCAAGAAGAGTAGTAAAGTCATCTACTTGATCCTCCGTGTTGTTCTCCGTCCCCCACTTGGGAAGGTTGATCGTTGAAGATATAGCCATATCTACATAGTCTTGTATGTCCGCTTGGAAGGCCATACGCTTCTCTGGGGTAGCCGCCAGAGACATAGAAGTGTCGAGGGTGCCCGGGTCTATACCGTAGCTCTCTGACATTTCCTGTGCTACCCCATCTATAACGTATTGGTAGTGCCACTTGGCTCCTTTAAGATACCTTCGTTTGTAAGCCGCTGCAAAGAGCGGTTCAATCCCTGTTGTAGTTCCAGCAAGGATTCCAATCGATCCTGTCGGTGCAATGGCGCGATTCGCGACAGGTCTGCTAATAGATAACTCATTTGAGTACCGTGCAGAAGTGCTGTCTGACACCCCTCTATAAATGGTAAGCCATCTGTGAAGCTCTGGAGTGACTTCATATTTCTTTCCTCTCTTTATTAACCATTCATGAATACCCATTAAGCCTAAGCCAAGTCGTCTATTCTTCCTCCTAACGACTCCAACTTTTGAGTAAGGTAGTTTTGCAACAAGCGTTCCGCAAAGTAAGAACATGGTAGCGAGTTCAACCACAGATCGGAACTCCTCAATACTATCAATTCTTCCAATGTTAATTGACCCAAGATTGCATACGTCTGAGTCATCCTCTGAAGTAACTTCGGTACAAGCGTTTCTAAGCGTTTCACGTTCTTTGTCCCAGAAGTTGAATGAAAATCCGGGTTCTCCTGTCGATAATGCTTGTCGGACATTTTGCTTAAAGATTCCACCGACCCCACCTTCATTCCAATACTCCTCTATCCAGTCTGTGTCATAGTTTACGCTAATGTTAGTGTAATCCAAGGGAACCGGGAAGTTAAAGTCAGCTTCACGAAGCTCCCCGAGAGACTTATTCGTCCCCGCAACAGGGACATTATACCAATCCTTAGCAGTAAGAAATTGTGGTATGTCGTCATGTTTCCAATTCAGTGACGCATAGATCGCGCTGCGTCTACTACCTCCTTGCATAATCCCTCTACCTTGGTCATTAACCATTTGCATCTTAGGAATTGGCCCCGATGCCATGCCGCCTGTACCACGGAGAAGGCTACCGCTAGGACGATATATGGAATAATCAACACCAATCCCCCCACCAGTCGAAAGACATAGCTCCACCTTCTTGGATAGTTCTGCCCAGTCTTCCCTATTATCCTCTTCCGCCTTAAGGAGGAAGCAGTTGTTGAAGAACTTGTTCTCTCTACCCGCATAATATAAATACCTCCCTCCGGGTATGAACTTTAACTCAGCCATGTACCGAGCAAGCTCTGACTTCTCTGATTTGCTGGCATTGTCTCCCATCACGTCACTCACGAGAGTCCAGCATAACCCCTCCCATGTTTCGCACCCATCGTGCTTGTACTTCTGATTGAAGATGTCTTCGGAGAACTTACTCCGAAACATCGGGTTGGCCGCGCTAGTCCATTTATCCATGTATTCTGCCATTCTATTTTGGGGGTAATCCCCCTGTTTTTGACGATTTAGGTCGCTCTCAGTAAGGGATACAGAGCATACTTGTACCCTCCTGGGTACATGAGTACCTAGAGGGTACAGCCTACATCCCTCTGAGCAGTAGGCTTCCGCTATTTGGGGGTACTTCTCTGTGGTTTTCTACCCATCTATCAACTGATTTACGGAAACGTGCTATTGCTCGTCGCCAACCAGCCACCTTTTGATCCTCTATTAGTTGTTGCCGCCTTTCCCCAAGGAAGATTGACGAACCAGATATGTTACTTTCTGTTTCAACCATCTTATTCACTGCCCAAATTATAGTCTCGTTAAGTCGGTGCCTTTTATCGTGTGATAGTGTTTCGTAGAACTCTTCGTATGTCATCGCATCAACTCCCTCTTAGCCTTCTCTAAATACACAGCCGTATCCAGTGCCTCCTCAATGGCATTGTCTATTGCCTCTACGACACTCATCTCCTGCCTCTCAAGGCTGATCCCGAACTTGATCATACCATCCCTGCTACGCTGCTGCAGTTTCTCTATCGTTGCAGCTACTACTGGGTCTTCTGTCATAGTATTACCATCCCTATCATTATTGTCAATATTGCTACCCATAATAGTTCCGTCATTTAGCTAACCGCATTAGCTAATACCGACCTACGATGACTAATACTGTTCTCTGTGTATCTGCCACGAGCCCAGCCACCACAACCACCACGATCTGTCTTGCAATGATATCGCTGATATTCACCTATATTGGTGTAAGCCATACCTCGTTTCTCAAGTGCTTCATGTGACCCGCACTTGGGGCATTTGATGCCCTCGTGCTTGTCGAACACGCCTACGTTGGGGTGCTGTGTCATGTACGGACGCATCTTTATGTATACATCCTCTGTAGTCTGGATGTCAACCTTGTTATAGTCTTCCATAGCTAACCATGCATCAGGGTTGCCTAACAAGCACTCCTCCCATAGTGAGTAGCCGGGGAATGCTCCGTGATTTGACTTACGATGCGTCACCCCGAACACACTACATAGGAACTCAAGGGAGTTACTCTCAAAGCCGAACTCCTTACGTGCTGACCTGCATGTATCTATCTCTTTGTACGGAGAGGGTAACTCAAGCCCGTGGACTAAGCATCTCCCCCTAATCTTGGGCATGTCGAACTTGGTAAGGTTATGCCCCACTATCATGTCTGCCTCGTCCAGTAGGGGTATGAGTGACTCCAGTAGGTTCTTCTCGTGCTCCTTACGTGGTGTGGCGGCATCTTGATTACCGTCTCTACCATCATCATATATGATGTCATCTTCGCCCAGCCACTTAGCACTGTAGCACAGGATGTAACCCTCCTTCTCCATCATAGCCACGCTTATATTCTGCTTCCACATCCCCCATACCGCAGCTTGCATGGGTGCTGTCTCAATGTCAAGTACCAATATCCTAGCCATTAGGCCTGCCCTTCCGGTTCCATTGTTAATAGCGTATTATCCTTACCCACGTACTCTGCGTATGTGTCGGCCATGTCCCGTGCTACTATCCCGCACTTGGTATTCGCATAACCTAGTATTGATATCTGTAGCTTATCCCCCGCATCCTCAAGGATAATCATGGCCCCGGAAGGGCTCATGATCTCCCTGAGTGGGGTGTCTCCGCTAGTCGGTTTGCCTGTCAAAGTACACCTTCAGAAAGACTTCCGCATCGACTACAATAATCGGCTTTCGATGGTTCATCTTGATCACCCCAAGGGGTTCCATCTTCGTTCCAGATGTTCCCGTCTTCATGTGTGAGCTTGCCTGTTCTAGGATATCGTAGACTCCCTTGTACTTCTCCTGATTCTTGCACTCTATTGAGAATGGAAACTGCGTCTTTAGGGGACCAATCAGTGCAACGTCGGCCCCACTTTCCCCCATTACGGCGGTCCTTACTAAATCCGTGTCCTCTGTCAAACCAAGTGCCTTTACAAGCTGGGTCTTCATCCAATCTTGCAGCCTCCTCCCTTTCGCTTTCGCGCTGCTTGTTCTCATCTACTGCTTTCTCCAATTCTTTTAACCACCAGCGGACAGATGAATCTTCATATTGCTCTAGCGTTAACGTCATACGAACATCCACTTCATGCCAGCACCCTTCTTGCGCTTACGCCACTCAATCTCATCACCCCAGCAAGCATTCTTATAGGCACAGTAACTACAGTTGAGGTGTAGCGTCTTGTCACCCGTAGGCTTACGGTAATACGTGTCGTCTACTGGTCCGAAGCACCGCTTGAAGGGAGCATCGGTGTCGATTGCATGAGCGTTAGCCTTTGCGTCAGCGATTGCAGCTTTCTTATGCTGCTCTCCGTTCCTTGGGGTTACTGCAACAGTAATTCCGCCTGTTTCTTTGTTGAGGGCTATCCACCCCCCAAAGGGTAAGTCTCTTCCAGCACCGTACAGGTATCCTTGATCGACATATCCGAAGGCATCGTCTTCTTTGATCTTGTCAAAAGCATCCTCCTTACTAAACTTCTTCTCGTAGGCATACTTGGATACGGATTTTATATCGTATACCTTGCCGTCGATCACCACATCCAGCGTACCTTCAATGGTAGTGCCGTTGAGCTTATACGATACCTCTGTTTGATCCTCCTCCACGCCTACCTCTGCAGCCTCAAGTACAGCCATGACTAGGTTCTCTACGAGGTAGCCATAAGCGAACTTCATCTTAAGGTTAGGGGGTGGACGCTCCCTCTCCGCACCTGCTTTGTGCATCTGCTGTTGGCATAAGGGCTTGCCTACCGAGGACATGCTCACCTTAAACTCACGCTCTGGTTCGTTAAACTGTTTCCGCATAGTCTCACGGCAACGCTCTGCAAACCTATCCAATATCTCGTCACTCATAGCACCCTCCCCATCCAAACACTTGGAGAGATAGAGGTTAATTGTCTCTTGTAGTTCCATTACATTTCCTTTAGTACAAAGTTAAATGGGCGTGACCTGACCTCTCTCGGCTCAAGGCTCCTTAGCTGGAGTGATTTAGTTCCCCAGTACCCGTACCCTAACTAGAAGGGGATTTCGTCATCAATCACGGGCTCTGCATCGTCAATCACTACAGCATCGACCTCAATAGCCTGAGTAGCTGCAGTCACATTGAACCCATTCTTCTTACGCCACTTGCTCATTACGTCATCGTTCCATGCCTTGCGGTCTTCGTCAATAGCATAGAGGGTCTTCAACTCATCGGCAGTCATCGGGTCTTCCTTACCCTTCGACGGGATCGCAACATAGAAGGACCGGGAAGCACCAGCCCTCTTTTCGATAACCCATTCGGTAAGAAAGTCATACGGCTGTTCACCCAGTGCTTCCAAGTGATCACAGATCGGCATGAAAGCGTTCCCGGTAAGCCGCATAATGAACGGTACATTATCCGCCTTATGTTTGGAGCCACCTTGGTACGCACCCTTGATGGAAGCAACCCCCCAGATGACACGATAGAACTTCTTAGCCTTCTGGGCTGTAATGAGTGCTGCGTCTGCACTCGGATCAAGCTCTTTAACATCCCTGCTGAACATCTTGTCGCACCGCATGGACCCTGCCGTATCCTCCACGTTGGCTTCGGAGCCATTGTGAAAGAAGATAGTCTCGGCAGCATACTTCTTATTGCTGTCATCCCACTCCCGCACTTGATAGCCCTGTGAGAGAATCTTACACTTGGTGAGGTCGCCATAGATGGTGTCCTCACCATCATACAGGGCAAAGACACCTACGGGGTACTCGTTCCCATCCTTGTCCATATCCCTACCATTCACACGGAGTACAGCTAAGTCGCTACCCCCTGTGTTTGATACACCAGCTAACTCAGCCAACTGCTGCTTCATTGTGTCGTCTATTACTGCTAGTTCTTGTTTTGCCATTAGGTTTCCTTTAGTGTGTGTTAAACTGTCCGGTCAGACAGTAATACCATTATAGACATAATCATGCGGGTTGTCAACCCCCTTTATGACATTTATTTCTCCTCTCTCTACCCTTATGCGATATTTAATTCCCCTCTCAACCTTTCGTCTACCTGTATTGGTAGCCCATCTTCAGTTAAAAACACATTAATACAGGATACTGTAGCGGCTACCTTATCCCAATACATCACTTTATAGCCTGTGTGTACGGAGGAGCCTCCTATCTTGTCCACATAAGATAGTATCTCTATATCTCCGGGGTAGAATATCTCTAACTTAAACTCTGCGGTTATGGACACCAACACATGATCTAGTGTCTCTATCCATCCCGCCTCTAATAGCGCCCTATCAAATAACTTTACCCTCTCGTGTGCAACCCATTCCAATATCTTGAGGTGGTTTACATGGTTTTGTGAATCAACATCCGTGAATCTAACTTCCATTACCTTTCTACCTCCGCAATTACATCCATGTCCAGCCAATTAACGCCCCGCTTAACTTCCACAGCTAACGGAATTGATAAAGTGTGCTGGAATTTCTCAACTAAAATCTCGTGTACCCCCAGTAGGGATTCACAGATAAGGTTCTTCACTTGTTCCTCTTCACCCGGATATGTGTCTACTACCACGCTGTCGTGTACCTCGTTTATGAGTACCGACTTTAAACCATTGCGTACCATCGTGTGATGTAGAGCCGTGCAAGCAAGTGGCACAATATCTGCAGTAGCAAAGCCCTGTACTGGGTAATTCTTTATCTTCGTTGCACCACTCACACCACCAGTGGCCCCTCTCTTGGCCCACGGAAAGTAGTATACTCGGCCTGTTGGTAGGGTTACTTTCTTGTGTACCACCGCTATGTCTAGCATTGCTTTGTGCCATCTTGCTATCCCATTATATCGTTTCAAGAATCCCTTGTAATATTCTTTCTCTGCTCCTGTCCCCGAGGTTCCCCCGTAGAGGGGCTTGAAGGTGTGTGCCTTAGCATCTTGCCTAGAGGTGGGCTGACCAGCCTGTGTGAGTACGTCAGCAGTCCTCTGATGTACATCTATGCCGTCACGTATGTCTTGTTTTGCCTGTTCACAGTTTGACAGTGATGCAGCTACTCTAAATTCTAACTGGGCGTAGTCCCCTTCCGTGATTGTGCCCCCTTCCCATCTACTAATAACGACCTGTCGAATCGGAAAAGTCCCTCCTCGTGGTTGATTGTGGAGATTCGGAGCACGGCTTGATAACCTTCCTGTAGCCGTAACGCATTGCATAAACTGAGTATGTAAGATGTCATCTCTTTGGACATGTCGCTTGATCCCGGTGATGTAAGTGTTAAGGTAACTGGTGATGGCGTTAAATCGTACCATGCCCGTGAGGAACTCTTTGGCTTCTTCACTCCTTGCCCTCCCTGCTAATTCAATCAGCCTATCTTTGTTGCACTTGTATCCGTGTGCAGCTAAGTCCAATGTGCTAGTCACACCCTGCTTGAACCCAGCTACTTCCTTGAGGGGCTCATAGATAATGCCCCCAGCAAAGCAGGGGCCGCACCTGTAGATGGGCTTAGTCCACCCACCCTTCTTACGCTTACGGGATACCTTACCACTACCCTTACAGGCTTGGCATTGGTGTGCCTCGGTCTTGTGTATTACAATGGACATCTCCGTAATGCTTCTACCAAGTAAGTCCTTACTCATCGCTCTCGGTTTACGGTTACGTACTGTGTTGTGCACTTCCTCTGTGCCTAAGTTAAAGTACTCACTCCACTTCTTCTTATCCATTGGCTTGCGGGAGAAGATGAGCATACTCAAGTCCTCATTACTAGTCAAGCTAAATGGAGTGTCTCCTAAAGCCTCTGCAGCAAGGGTAGTTAGCTTTATATCAAGCTCTACCTTCTCTGTAGTGTACTCTCTCTCCAATCTCTCAAGTGCCTCTATGTCAATCTTAATCCCGTTACGCTCCATCTGAGTGAGAACATAACAGAACTCATTCATTAAGTCAACTGTTTTCTTCATACTTTTGTAAACAACCTCCGTACTATCACTCCCCATCCAAATGACAGGGTTACATACGCTATGTTAACTCGTAGTGCTGTAGATATATCTGGTGCTGATTCGGGTATCCACCATAGGCTGAAGATAGCAGCTATCCATAGGAATGTCACTTGTCTGGTAAGTGTTTCTACTACCGACATCATGAAGGACTGTCGCCTCTCTACCCTCCCGATCTTAATACCTTCTTCTAAACCATCTGCGTATGTCCTCATTCCTATATATCCTCATCTGGTGGAGTAGCTAAGACTAACTCAAATAGCTTAATCTTTTAAGGTATCCATTCTTTCGTCTTCTCTTTACATACGTTATCCCCATCTAACACATTAAAAATCTGACAGTTCATATTAGTTACCGCTGATAAGACATTATCCGTTGTCGTCGGCTCGTCTTCGGCGATCTGGGTCACATCGTAGCCGTTCCGCGCATAATTCAGGTACGCCAATGGCACCGGCAAAAAAGTGCAGCTAGAAACGGCTATGGTGAGAAAAAGTAACGCTATTGCTTTCTTAGGCATTTTGAGCCTCATACAGTTGTCGTGTTATATCCACATCGTTACGTCCGTACTCCTCAACCACATTCCACGGCATATCCTCGTAGCCCACCCCTTTGTGGAATAGTGCACTCGCCTCATCTATCTTACCAGTTATGCCGTACCTCTTACAACAGCTACTAAGGTCTAATCGCCTCTCCTTACGACTACCAGCCTTCACGTACTCGTAGATCATAGTGTCGTATATCTTACCATTATACGTGAAGCCGCACTCTTGTAACCACGATAGGTCGAACTTGATGTTGTGGCCTATGAGTAAAGATGTCCACGATAATACCTCATCTAAGTAGTCACGGAACAGCTTACTAGAGGGCTGCGTGTTATGCTTCACACAATGGTATTCCTCTACAGGTTTGTCTTCTCCCCACTGCTGCCACCCCACACTCACAATGTAGTTGTCAGGCAGGTATGGGCTGGGGCTCCTATCCTCACCGGATACAGTGGTTTCAATGTCCAATACCGTTAGCATCTTCAGCCGCCTTTACTGCTATCTTAGCGATTTCAATGGCTTCAGCTAAGTCTTTAGTGAGTTGCTCATTGTCCTCACGCAGGTTCTTCACAGTGAGCATAAGCTCCTGCACCCGTTCGAACTCAGCTAGGTATGTGTTGTGCCATATTCCCTTGTTAATCTCGGACTTACGTAGCTCCTCTCTTAGGTCGAATATATCACCTCTCTTCTGGGCTAGTATTTCATTATAACTCATTACCACTACTCCATTGGTTAGTGTGTGCATCAAAGAATACAGGTACGTTCCCGTGCCAACCGTTAATCTTGTTCTTACTCACTGTGATATGTACCACCTGTTCACGTGGGTTCTCATCCTCTGGGTGTAGCTCACCATGCTTACCTATGCCTATGATTATATCAGCCTCACCCGCCTTGCCCGTCTTACTGTCAGCTAGGTATGAGTATGGGAGCACACCTCTACGCTCCGCATCTATGGAAGCCTGTGACACATTTACCACTAGGCAGTCGGCTGTCTTAGCCAATGTGCGTGTCTTCTCGTACAGCATACGTAAGCGTTCATGTCCTGATTCAGTCTTATTCATAAGCTGTAGCTTATCAACTTGGTCTAGAATTATAACCTCTGGCTTATGTTTTATAGCACGGGCTAGTATTGTGTCAACCTGCATCTCTCCTATCTGCCTTACAGTGAGGTACTGGGCGTGGGTAGGCCAGTCTGTGGGGTCATTCTTGGCTAGGATTGCTGCTCTGATACCGGCATCGTCTTCACCAGTGACAGCCCTGCGTATGTTGAGCATGATCTTCAGTCCGGGCTCCTCATTGGCGTAGTACTCGACTCTGATACCGGCTTGAATATATCCAGCAACGAGAGAAGCGACGAAACTACTCTTACCAATTTCAGGCCGCCCGAAGACGATTGCAAGGTTTCCTTTAGAGAGTCCTCCAATTCGGTTCTGCAAGACGGGGACATTGAATGGATATTTGCCCGTAGTTGCATAAAAGTCACGTAGATCAGATAAGCCTGTGGGGACAACTTCGTTATCTGATTCGTCTTCAAGGGATACTCGTGATAAGGTGGTGATAACATGTTCATGGCTTTCCTCATTCTTCTCAATGACACGGGCAAGCTCATTCAATGCCGTCATACGGCTGTCTTTCCGTGCTAGGTCAAAAACAAATGCCCTGCATACTTCGTCGTTTACGGGCTCTACTGCATTGATCTTGTTGATTAATTCTTCCATTAACCCGCGCTTGGCAGTGGAGTATACCTCGGTAGTCTGAATGTGCTGTAAAACGACATCCATATCTACCCCTTGATCGAACTCCCCGTGCAGGTGTATGATGGCTGCTGCAATATCCTGTAAATCCTCACTGAAGGTGGTGGATTTGACAATATCGCGCACCTCACCATAGCTCTCCCTCTCTACAAGGGTACGCAGTAGGCGTAATTCCATGTTATTCATTATAATTCCACAACCTTTACCTCTGTGCTGTCACACTGAGGATAGCACATACGCATCATAGCTAGTGCTTCCTCCTTAGTGTCGTACATATACGGGCCTTCCCCTGTAGGGTGAACAAGCTCCCATGTGTACGTGTTAAACTGGTGCTTTATCTTTACTGAGAATCCATACATAATATCTCCCTCACTTCCTTCGGTGTAAAATACTTTAAGTCGTCAGGTATAAGTATAGCTCGGCTGTCAGTATATGCGCTTAACCTCCGGGCCATAGTTATACCCTTGCTATGAGCGTCAGGGTCAAGTGCAACTATAACCCTATTATAGCCCATCAGGTCATGTATGTCAAGGTCTGACATATGTGTTGACATGAGTGCCATGCTGTCGTAGCCCGCAGCCCGCACTACACAGGCCGAGGGTATATCCTCCACCACCATGCATGTACCATACAGTGGCGTACCTATGCTCATGTATGACAATCTGCTTTGTCCGTACCTATACCACTTAGGCACACTCCCCCTACGTGAAGCCAAGGCTTTACCTATAGCATCAACTACTACCCCACCCCTGTATACAAGGAACACAGCACGATGTAGTCTGGGATCATAGCGCATCTCTGAGGATATGAAGTAACCACCAGCACAGTACAGCCGTGCCTCTTCGTTACTCGTCACAGCAGTAAAATGAGCAGGAACACTAAAATCTCTAGCACTAACATCAGTCGGTCCTTTCATTATCTCATCAAGGGTGCGGCGTATTGTCTCCACACCTTTAGTGTTGCATGATGCACGGAAGCAATACCATTTGATAGTACCGCCTACATTTGACACGGAGAGGGTGCTGTGCCCACCACAGTCAGGGCAGTTCCCCCTCCAACTATCACCCCCGTTAAGGAGTTGCTTGGCTTGGTTTACATTCATTAGTAGTTTTCTTCAATATAGTCCGCTATCTGTGCAAAGGATTTAGGCTCTGCCATATCAGACGACGACCCATCATTCATCATAGACAGCTTATCCATAGCCCCTTGAGGCAGCCCAACAAAGGACTCAAAGTTGGGAGGGGGTAGCTCGTCATCCTCGTGCATAGCCTCTTCTTCAGGGCTCAGTTCTCCTCGCCATGCTGTCCATTGACAGTAGTCGTACTTACGTGCGTGATTATCATTACGCTCCACCCCCGCCACATCTGACAATACACCTATGCAACACCGTGCCCCTGTCTCTGCAATAAGTAGCATCTGTTGTGCTTGCTCATTCTTAGGGTCACGTAGCTCTTTAAGCCATTTCTCTTTTATTTTCTTGTCCATTTACAATCTCCTTTATATCATCTTCGTTATAGCCCAGTATTGCCAACTCGTGCATACACAGTGTTGAGTCCATCTGCCCATTGGCAAACTGATCTAGTATAATCTCTATTTCATCGAACCACTCTGGCTGCATTTGCGTATTTCTCCATAAGTTCGTTCGCAATAGTCTGCCAACGCTCCTCCACGTAATTCTGTCTTTCATGTTCATTGATCCCAGCATTAAATGCCTCCTCCTCCGCTAGTTGGTGTGCTTCTAAGTGAATGTCACTCATCCTTCCCATTACTTATCCTCCTCTTCCATACGTCTGTCCTTGTACTGGTCATACATGTAGTCAGTATATCCAGCCATGTAGTCACTGGCTGCCTCCATAGCTAGGTCATGAAGCTCATCAGGCGAGCACTTAGGGTACTCCATCTCAAGTCGCTCATACTCTATGATGAATTGATCTTTATGGCTACGCATTAATCGTTCTCCCTTAATCTAACTTTAACATCAGCGTCAATCCAGAAGGAATACCGTACCACATCTATCACCTCTTGTAGAAAGGTGCTCTTAAGAAAGCGGATACCATCAGTATAGTTATCCTGCCCTTCTGTTAAGAAGCGTTCAAGGTTGTCTACACGAGCTTCAAGGGTAACGATCCGCTCAATATGGGTTGGTTCTTTAGGCATTCTCAAGCTCCTTCCATATATCGTGGCGGAGCATCTGTGATACCGCACTATGCCTCGTAGCCTGAGTCTGAGGTTTCCACCCCCCTCTGTTAGTGTGCCCCTCAAGATGAGTGGCCCATGCAGTAGCTACGTTGTATACACCCCATAGACTGTTATCTACCTTAGCATACTCCCGATTAAGGTGTTCGTGTGTTTTCTTATTGACTTTAGTTGCTTTCCCCTGTTTGTAGTTAGCTAATGTCTTACGAAATAACTCGTCAACATTCATGGGGCCAGCATACGTATCCATCCAACGTGCGTATACCCCTTCACTCTCATGAAAGGCTTCAATACCATTTACAATCTTCTGCGCCTCCCCCTCAATGGAGATACTATTAGTATGCTTAAGGCGTGTGCTATTGGTACTCTCCATACCCTTCCATCCATTCATGCACTTCCAACGTAACGCATAGGTGGTGGATGAATACATAAGAGTAGCGTTGTAACTATTGTTAATCTCCAACCCGTAGCTGGCGATATCCCCTACCTTGGGCTCAATAGTAACTGAAGGAAAGTTAACCTTAAGATTCATCTTACCAAAGTCATTGGAGAAGTCAAACTTAGCACTCATCCCCTGCACATCTATCCCTGCTGCCATTATAGCTTCGGGGATGACATTAATGATATCTTGGTCAAGTAATACTTTATATTGAGTAGTTACGAAGCCGAATATCTGCTTAGATTCCTCGTTGATTACTACCCTAGCGTTCTTAGGGACTTGATATTCTTCATTTAATACTTCGGATGTTGGCAATGTTATAACATCGAAGCGGGCCTCTGGTGGTAATGTGAGGCATTCAAGCGGGCTCCCCTCGTAAGGGTTCATGTTAGTCATCTGAAAGTCGGGCGGTGTGTGTTCCGTTTCCCAATCTATGCCGTACATTATGCTTATCCTTTCTAGTGTATTTAGTTCTATCCCTCGTAACGCGCTTGCGGTACTTGGGAGTGCGAAGGTCTTTCGCTATGTGGTTAGGTTTCTTTCTCATTGTCTAAGTATTATAGCAGGTTAGGGGCTGTAAGTCAACCCCTTCCCCCTCTCAATCGCAACGCAGTTTACCATGATGGGATCACCCCGCTCATGTTTTGCTACTAATAGTACTATCTTCTTTGCATCTTCACATGAGGTTTCAGTAGGGAAGGCTATTCGCTCAACCTCCTCACCCCCTGATGATAAAAGCACGGTGATAACTAATATCCACTTCATTTCTTCCTCCTATTAGGGTTCATTCCCCTCTCCAAGCACATCATCATGGGCTGCTTCCCCCATGTCTCAGCCCTCTCATATACTACGGACATCTTCATGCAATCATCTACAGTAGGGAATATGCCAGCAGCAAACCAGTCTACCTCGGTGCTGGGCATGAATACCCATAGTACTAATAGTACTTTATCCATTGGGCTTCCTTCTAAACGTGTTGACTAAGCAGTTAGCTAACCCCTGTAGCTCCTCTGGGGCATACCCCTGTAGTGCAAGCTGCTGATCCCCGTACTCCCCTGTTACAGGAAACTGAGCCTTGAACGTAGCCTCAGTTACACGCCCACTACCCCACAGGCGTAGCACTAGCTCATTCCATTCGGGGAGGTTTGGTATAACACAGGCTGGTTGGTCCTGCTCCTGCCCCCCCGATGATACCGCTCTTTCTGCATTACCAACACCAAAGCCCACCCCAAAGGCAAGAAAATGCCCCGCTATTACTAGCGAGGCAATGAGGGCATCCCCTCTATTCATCATCACACACCTCCGCATCAGTATACCTACCCATCCCACTGATAGCATTGTTGAATAGGTTATTGAAACGTCTATACTTGTATGGACGTATCTTTAACCACTCATGCACAAGCCACTTAAGCTCATGTTGGGTCATTGGTTTATTCAAGTCGTCAAGGCTATATGTTAAGCTCATTGTTACCTCCTATGGGACAAAAACTATGAAGCCAGTGAATAAGGTTACGAATATACCAGTGACAGTGAGTAGCAATACGATTATGTGCATTTAAATTCCTCCCCATTATCTTTACGTAACCACGGCCCATGTGTATTAAGCCTAAAGCATTGCACAGGATAGAATCTCTCCCCGTAACTGTATACCCAACGGGCCCAACGGGTTGTTTCTTCATACCACATAATATATCTCCTTGGTTAAAGTGATAAAAAAGGTGGGGGCGTAAGTTTGCACCCCGTAGCTAAAGCTACTGGCATAGAAGCTACGCTTCTAGCCTGACACTAAGGGCTCGTGCTT